TCCATACCTTTATTATTATCATCGCCAAGCATTACTGCCTTTTTCTTATCAAGCAGCTCGTCATCTGATTTAATTTTTTGATGTTGTATGTAAAAGTTTTCTCCAGACTTCAACATACCTTTCATAGCTTTACCAATAGATCCAGCCTCAGACAAACTTATCTGTCGTCTATCTAAAACATTACTTGTTTTTGATGTAGGCTCTAATTGTGATTTATATAATTTTATTGCCATTAACTCATTGCTCCTTGTACTTTAAATCCAAGATCTAATAAACTTTGCCCAGCTGCATAGTAAGATGCTTTCTTAGCAACCTTACCTCTCCATCTTGCAAGATCTGCATCAGCTCTCATTTGTATTGCCTCGTTCTCAGCTCTGTCTACTGCGTTCTCAGCATTGTAAATCATTATATCTCTGTCTCTGTCTAATTCTAATTGTTGTGAGTACAAAGCATCTAAAACTGAACCAGATAATTCAACACCACTTGATAAATATGCAGTTGTTGTTTTACCTTGGATTTCTTCAATTGTTCTATCAAATTTTGGCAAGCTATATTCATTATGCACAGACATAATTTGTTTTGCCTCTTGATCTTTTATTTGTGCATTACGCTCTATAATTTTAGCGTTATATTGTGCAGCCTGGTATTGTGATTTTCCAGCAAATATGTCTCCAAAAAAACTCATCTTTCTATCCTCGCAAATCTAATAAAGTCTGCACCATCGGGACCATAATGTTTCATTACTCCCTCTGGCTGTAAGCCTAGCCATTTTGCAAATCGTATAGCCATCTCGCAATCTGCTTTTACGCTAGTCTGTAATCTTTTTATATTATTATTTTTAATAAGCATCTCAGTTCTTTTTTTTATGTGCTTAGCACAAAAAACTGGATATTTATAAATTTCTTTTGTAGCCAAGACCCACCCCTCGGCAACGCCATCCCAGAGATGAAAGACACCTCCAGCCGCTATCGGCTTGTTATCTACAAGACCCGTGAACGACATACCAACCTCTTTTAAAAAATAAGTATATTTTCTATGTTCTGGTTTAAGTTCTAATAGCTTGCTGTTTAATCCAATATCCAGCATTTGTTCAGCGTGTTTATTTTCAAAAGGCACTATCACTACCTTAGACATTTTCAGTTTCCATTCTAGGATAAATTCCTAATATTGTCATTGGCAGAGCTTGTGGCTGCTTAACATAAATTAATCCCTCAGCTCCGTGTCCAGCATCAAACTCAACAGATTTATCTCCAGTAAATAATGGCACGGGTAAATCCATACTTGCGCTGCTATCTCTAAAATCTATAGCAGTAAGATTATCAGAGTTTGGTCCAACACTAGCTCCTATTGTATCTTGAAATCTTACAGATAAATCAAAAACTCTTATTGTTTTAGTTTGTGTTGTTTCTGTAAATCCCTCATCTAATCTCATTGTTTGTAAATCAGAAGAATATAATAATCCTACTTTTGCCTCTTCTATAGCTGTGTCCAGGCTTATAGCTCCAGATGATACTACTTTTGAATTTTGAGTAGATCCCTCTCCAATAATATCTACAATCTCTCCCTCTAAATGTGTTAGACCAGATAAAGTTCCCGTCTCTCCACCAGCATAGGCTAAACCACTATCTAAATAATGAAACGCTGTAAGATCTTCGTTAAATTCAAATGGTGTAAAATATTCAACATATCTTTTTACAGATCCATTTATAAATCTTTTAACTATAACATAAACCTCATCCTCATCACTATCGCCATCAATCGTTGCAACGCTCTCTACTTTAGCGTGGGTTAAAATTTTATCTGTTTGTTCGGAGCTGTGTGCAGAAGTTAAATTTACAACACTAGATCTTGCCTCGTCTGTAAATAATTGGATTTGATTATCATCTATTTTAGCAACATAATATTTTACATTTTCAGCTAGACCAGAAATAGCTGTGCCTGAGTTTTTATAAAAAATAAAATTACCAGTTTTAAATCCGTGATTTTCTATAAATAAAAAATTATTATTTATATTTACGCCTTGATAAATAAATTGTGTGGTATTGGATCCAGGAGCCGATGTTAAAGAAATCGCTGTATTAGATGATGCGTTGCTAGATGATGTTGCAAGTTTTATTGTGTTAGCGTCTACGGCTATAGCGTAATAAACTTTTGAATTTGATAATCCACCTATAACATTAGAACCAGCAAAATAATAGACAGCATCTCCCGTTGATAATCCGTGTCCAGTTATTGTGATTGTATTGTTAGATGTTGAAACATTTGTAGAGTTTGCCGTAAAAGAAATTTTTTGTTGTTTTACAGATTTTCCAGTATCAGACTTGCCACCAAAAATATGTCTATGCCAGGCAACAACATTTTCTAATCTATTGTAAGTTAGACCAGCTAATTGTCCATCATTACGAACCGCCCAGACAATAGAATGAGGCTCTTGTTGATAAGCCATATCTGTTAATCCGCTTTCTGAAATATGATCTGCAAGTATAGTTAAGTCTGGAGCTGTATAACCATCAGTATCAAAATTATAAGCTAGCTCTCTAATTTTTCTTTTTGCTCTTTGCACAAAAATAGTTGCATTACCAATTGACAAAGCATCTACGCCAGATGATCCATAGTTTGATTGTTTTCTAATGTTGATATTTGTAGGTGTTATTGCATCTTGGCTGGCTCCAGAAGATACAGCATATTCGCCACCAGTTGTCATTACAATTAAAGTTCTTGTAGCTTTCATTGCTTGGATAGCATTAACTTGGTTTGATGCGATTGTATAAACCATAGCGTCATCATCATTAGTTCCCGATGACATATTTTCATAATCTCCAGATTTAGAAAAAAACATAGTTTGTGGTTGTGATGATGTACCAGCAAAAACTAGACGCTGCTCAAAAAATGAAACGCATCTTGGAAATCCAGTAGCAACAGAGAAAGCTCCGAGTTTCCAAGTAGATACAGCATTAGTATTATCAAAGTCATCAAGTATATCTATTTGTACTAAAGTTGATGAATTAAAATTAGTAATTTTTCCAAAACCACCAGATAATCTTACAAGTCTGCCAACATCTGTAGAAACAAAAACAGCTGCGGATGCGTTAAGATTTATTGCAGTTCCAGATGTTGCTGCTGGGGTTAATGTGGTAGATGTGGTGTTTGTGTCTAAGTATGGACCATCTGTAAAACTACAATCAGTTAATGTCCAAGATGTGTGTCCAGTACGAGATAATTTTTTTACTGGATGGCTTTCGTGAGTTAAGTACATTATGTCGGCAGATTGTGCGAATTTAATATCGAACAATTGTGCAGTAGTATATGGAGATGTAATTTCAAAAGCAGATCCACCAGATGTTATTTGTCCGTTATCTTTGTAAAATCTAATATATTGATTACCAAACTCTAAAATATAAGTTTGTTCTGTAGAAAATGTAAATGGTATTAATCTTGTTTTTGCTGTGCTGTCTTTTACCTCTGCAACAAAATGAGTTCCTGGTCGTCTAGTTATTGGTCCATGTGGTAATACAACAAAATTTTCAATACGACTAGCTGCAGAAAAGTATTTTGCAAAATCTGTTCTGCCTTGCATGCTATCGCTCATCTCCCCAGCGGTAAAGCTAGGGATGCTTAATAATTGTTTTCCCATAATTATAATCTACTATTTAAAAAATCTTCTGTTAAGATTTGATCGACTTGTCCGTTATTTGGATCAACATTATATCCCTCGCTAGCGTCTGTGTGTCTAGCCTCAGATAACTTAAATTGATATTTTTCTTGCATCAATTTAGAAACTTGTAAATTAGCTGTTATAGCGTAAGCAAGATCTGCTGCTAATCCAGCTGATATAGTTTCTCTTGTTAATACATCTAACTCGTTTGGATCTGTTATTTGTGCAACATAAGTAATTTTAATTGTACTTTCGTTGCATAAAATTTTTCTTCCCTCTACTTTGTGATCTGTGTTGTAAGCGTCAATGTGAATTAATCTTAGACAATCACTTGGTAAAGTAAATTGAAACTTAAAACCATATACGGGTGTTGCGGTATCTTGAGCCAATTGCTGTTTTTTCATTAAGCAGTTCCAAGGATGACTTCTATATACCGCATCCCTAATAGTTTCATATCTAGCGTTGCATAGTCTTGCATTTTTTGAGTTATCAGTAAGAGCTGTAATTGATGCGGCTCCTAACTGATTTAATGCAGAATTACAAATTTGAACAACACTAGCCATGGTTTATTTTCTTTTCTTTTTTTTAGGAAAACCAGCTTGCATATTTCTATATGCTTTTGCTGAAATTGTACTCTTAGATTTTGGTCTTGAGATACCTTTTCTTTTCCTTGCATTTATATTTGCGTATAAGCCTCTTCTTTTTCTTGGCATTTACACTCCTACTTTCTTCATTGTGATTTTATGGCTTTCAGAAAAACTCATGCCTTTTTCAGACATAAGTTTTTTCATAGATGCCATGTGCTTAGCAGTATGATGTTTTTTATGACGGGAAAGAGCTGCTTTCTGTCTTTTTGTCAATTTCATCATAATACTAAACTCTTCTTTTTTTTCTTAGTTTTTTAAAATCTGCACCAGTAATTTTATTTTTTGGTTTTGCTACTCGTGCAATTTTCTTTTGTTTAGGAGATAATCTTTTCATTATTTCCTCTTTTTCTTTTTTGACATTTTTGGTTTTTTTGGTGGTCTACCTTTTTTAGACCCGTATGTTCCTTTGCCTCCTGGCATAAGATCCTCCATTGTTGTTTAAAAAGGGAGGCAGTTTCCCGCCTCCCTAAGAATTGATATTACTATCAATTATTACTCATCGCAAGGTACTTGAAAGACTTTTGCCTCTTCCATTCTAGTAGCACCTATTGCCATAGAGTAGTACACTTGAGTTGCGTAAGATTTGTCATCTCTCTCTGTGATTTTAGCTTTTACATCAGCACCAATCGCTAATTTGATTGCATCTTCCGTAAAACCAAAACATAATCTATCATCCGTATTAGTTGCATCGAAATCAAGTCTTGTAGACATGATAAATTCGAAACCTAAAAACGAATTGATCTCTCCTTGAGCTAAAGCTCTGATCGTATTGAAATCTGCAGATTTAACTTCTGTAGTATTTAATAGATCTTGGATCTGTTTTGGACCACAAACAAAGTATCTTTTTAAAGACGGGTCTACACTACCATTGTCAAAGAAAAACTTAGTTTCTAATAACTTAGCAATTGTTAAACCATCTGTTTGTTGTGCAGTTGAGAATTTAGATGAGCTTGGTAAAGCTACAGATGTTGCACCAGCAACGCCAGTATCAGCAGCTCCTCCTAACGCAGCAATTATTTGATCGTCAATCGTTCTGTTCATAGCTGCAGCAGCCGCTTTAGCGTATGAGCTAGTTGGATCAACAAGCATTCTTA